GAAGCAGACCGGCACGCAGACGAAAACGACGAAGAAAAAATGAGCACGGAGAGGGACGAACAGGCCCGTCTTGAAAGGCTTCTGGAAGCCGGTGGCGTAAAGCGGGACCGGATCGAAGCCCTGGGGGGCGTGATCGAGAACGTGGCGTGGCTGCGGGCGAAGCTGGAAGAGACGCGGGAGATGATCGGCATGACTGCCGTGGCGATCCCGTATGACAACGGCGGAGGACAGGCCGGCATCCGTGAGAACCCGCTCTATAAAGGCTATCACGCCTTGTGGAAGTCATATCTGGCCGGGATGGGAAAGCTCTTTGACTATCTGCCGGATGAAAAGGCAAAAGTCGAAGAGGAAGAGAAGAACGACAACGTGCTCACCATCATGAGGGCGAAGCGGAGGAAAGCATGAGAGGATCACAGGATCCACGCATCCGGGTAGAGCCTGGGCGGGTCGGATCCGACGGACCGGATGCAGCGTCCCTGATGCAGGCATACGGCTATGCGCTCGACGAATGGCAGCAGCTCGTGATTGACTGCTGGCTTGGATACGATGAGAGCGGCGCATACACGATGACATCCGGCGGGCTGGCACTGCCGCGGCAGAACGGGAAAAACGTGTGCCTGGAAGCACGGGAGTTTTTTGGCCTGGTGATCGGCGGTGAGCGGATATTGCACACAGCTCATCAGGTTAAGACATCGAAAAAGTCTTTCCGGCGGCTCGCGGCGATGTTTACGGACAAGCGGCATCCGGAAGTGACGGATGTCGTGCGGAATATCCGTTACACGAACGGAGAAGAGTGCATCGAGCTGGACAACGGCGGAAGCATCGAGTTTTCTGCCAGATCCAGACAGGCGGCACGAGGATTTGACGGCATATCGCTCGTGGTATTTGACGAGGCGCAGGAGCTGACGGACGACCAGGTGGAGGCGATCATGGCTACACTGTCGGCGTCGGCAACCGGGACCAGGCAGATCATCTATGCGGGAACACCTCCGTATCCGAGCTGCCCAGGCGAGGTCTTCCGCCGCCGGCGGGACATGTGCATGACGGATCCAGGGAAGCGGAACGCCTGGCATGAGTGGAGCGTGGACGCGAAGCGCGTACAGGACATTAATGTTGCCGACAAGACCCTTTGGTATATGACTAATCCTGCACTTGGGATCCGGCTGTCCGAAGAGTTTACCGAAGAAGAGCTGAAAACGCTATCATCGGACGGATTTGCCCGTGAGCGGCTGGGCTGGTGGTGCCCGACATTAACGAATGTCACGGACACGGCCATAGCGGCGGACAAATGGGACGCATGCGCATCCATGGATCCAATGCCGGCAGGAAAGACGGCATACGGCGTCAAGTTCGCGGCGGACGGCTCAGAGGTGTGCCTGTGCGGCGCTGTGGTGCCCAAAGAGGGCCCTGCACGGGTTGAGCTGATAGATCGCCGGCCTACGGGGCTTGGGATGCAGTGGCTCGCTGACTGGCTCTGTGCGAGATACGAGCAGGCCGCCTGCGTCGTGATCGACGGCAGGAATGGCGTGGATGTGCTCGTGGAAAAGATTGCTCCTGTGTGGCGGCTGAAAGGCTCTGTCATCCGGCCATCGGCGCGGGATGTGATCGCGGCGGTGAGCATGATGTGCGATGCGGTCAATGAGCAGAGCATGACATGGTACAGGCCGCAGGAGGCACTCAGAGTGAGCGCAACGACCTCTGTAAAGAGACCAATATCCGGCGGATGGGGATTCGGTGGGGAAGACCCGGCGCCGATCGAGGCGTGTGCACTGGCCCTGTACGGGGCGAAGACATCAAAGCGGGACCCGGCAAAAAAGATGCGGATCGGGTAAGGGAGGCAATATGTTTTTGGCAGTTACCCCGGCGCAGGTGGTCGGGTTGAGCAGGGAGGCGCAGGATATATTCCAGCGCCTGCAGAATGTGTATAACACCCACGCCGCGAAGAATGCGGAGAAGGACAAATTCTACGAGGGCAAGGTAGCTCTTTCGGATGTCAATCTGGGGATCGCGCTGCCGGAGAACCTCCGGGGCTTTGAGATCGGGTGCAGCTGGGGTGCAAAGACAGTGGATGTGCTCGCGGCGCGAAGCATGTTCGACGGATTCGTCGGGGAGTCCGGCGAAAACTCGCAGCAGCTCGCACAGATCGCATCTGACAATCGCCTGATTGCGGAGTACATCAAGGCGTGCCGGGATGAGCTCAAATATGGCTGTACGTTCGCCACGCTGTCAAAGGATCCAGCCATCGGCTGTAAGATCCGCTTCCATTCGCCGGCAACGGCAGCAGCTCTTTGGAGCGGGGAAAAGGGCAGGATCTATGCCGGGTTTGCCGTCGTAGACGCGGCACCCGACAATGAGCAGCCGGAGCTGATGACGCCGTCTGTGATCAACCTGTACACGGAGACGGACGTATGGGTGATGCGGCGGACCGGCGGCATGTGGTCTGCAACGCAGTTCCCGCAGAAGATGGGACGGCCGCTGATGGAAGCGATGATCTGGAACGCAACGAGCAATAAGCCGTTTGGGCGCTCCCGCATCAAAGAGCCCATCCGAATGATGATCAAGTCGTATGTGCGGACGGTGGCCAATGCCACGATCGGCCTTGAATTCTCGACGGCCCCGCAGAAGTACCTGCTGGGCGTGACGGATGAGCAATATGACGCCGTCGTAAACCAGAAGTTTAAGCAGTACATCGGCAATATTCTGGCATCCACGACCAACCCGGAGACCGGGGAAAAGCCTACTTTCGGGCAGCTGCCGCAGGGGACCATCGCGCCGCATGTGGAGATGATCCGCGTGCTCGCGACGCAGTTTTCTGCGGCGACCGGCCTTTCGGTCACCGACACCGGTGTAGTAAACGACGCCAACCCGACCAGCTCCGACGCGATCCTGGCACAGACCCAGACGCTCGTGGCGCTTGCCGAAGAGCTCAACACCGGCAACGGGGACACGCTGAAGACCATCGCGCTGATGGCGCTCGCGATTGCTAACAATGTCACGGTAGAGCAGCTGAGCGATGAGCAGCGGGATGTGGTGGCGCATTTCAAAAACCCGGCAATGCCGTCCGTGGCAGCCACGGCGGACGCTGCAATCAAGATCGCCTCTGCCCGGGAAGGGTTTTCGAGCACAGACACCTTTTTGGAGATGATCGGGTTTGACCAGGCCGACATCCGGAGGATCAAGGCGCAGGAGGCCAGGGTAAGAGGGCTGTCTGTCCTCGATGAGCTGGAGGGCGCATGATCATCACGGAAAAGGCGTGGGACAAATACATAAAGCGCCTGAGAAGCATCAATGATGCGGCGGCATCCGCGATGGCAAAGCAGCTGGACATGGTCGATCTGGCGGGGATAGCGCCGCTGCAGAGATCCGCGCTGATACAGTATGCGTACAATCTGACGCAGAAGTATGGTGAAGCGGCCGGGGCGCTCTCGTGTGAGATGTATGACGCTCTCGCGGAGCTCTCCGGGAAGAAGTTCGCGGTAGCCATGCCGGCAGCGACACCGACCTATCAAGAGGTGGCAAAGGCCGTCAACGGGACGATCAAGACAGGGAACCCGACCATTGTATCACAGGCCGTCGGACGGCTTACAAAGCTGGTGGGCGTGGACAGCATGATGCAGAACGCCATCCGAGACGGCGCAGAATGGGCGTGGATCCCTCGCGGGGACACATGTGCCTTCTGCATCATGTTAGCCTCAAACGGCTGGCAGAGGGCCTCTAAAAAGGCCATAAAGGACGGCCACGCAGAGCATGTGCACGGTAATTGCGACTGCACATACGCCGTCCGATTCGATGACAGCACGGATGTGCAGGGCTATGACCCGGACTCCTATTACGACATGTATGTTCATCAGACCGGGATCGCGAAAGGGATCATCGATGACATGCGCGACGAAGGATACTCTTTCGGCAGCCAGGACGCGCGTCTGAACGCCATGAGACGGCAGTTTTACCGGCAGAACAGGGAGAAGATCAACCAGCAGAAAAGAGACGCCTATGCCCGCGCAAAGGCGCTCACAGATGCGGAAGAAGCGGACATCACTTGATGCCGTTTTGATATTTGCCAGGCGTGGCGTAAAAGACGCAGCCTCACGGGATGCGACCCCGTAAAAAGCGTAGAGGGCAGGAGGTTACATGAAGCGATCCGACATCACAGATCTCTTTCCGGAGGCAACGAAAGAGCAGATTGACAAGCTGATGGGTATTAACGGCTCCGACGTCAACACAGCACGCGGGGACCTGGACGCAGTGAGGACGCAGCTGGCGGCAGCGCAGGACAGCGCCAATAAGCTGACAGAGGCGGAAACGAGAGCGGCAGATCTGCAGAAAGAGCTGGACGGGCTCAAAGCGGCAGAGGCCATCAGGACGATGAGAGATAAGGTATCCGCAGCGGTCGGAGTCCCTGCAGGGCTGCTGACCGGCGGCACAGAGGAAGAGTGCACCACGCAGGCGCAGGCTATCCTGACATTTGCCAAAAGCAATGGCTATCCGCAGATTGCGGATCCCGGAGAGGTTCATGTTGACCAACCTAAGAGCACCCGCGAACAGTTCGCGGAATGGTTTAACAACATACAGTAAAAGGAGAATAAGTTATGGCTATCACTGGAACTGGTATTCCTACTAATACGACCAATATTCAGCTCCCCAACGAGGTATCTGCGGAGATCCTGCAGAAGGCTCAGGAGTCTTCCATCGTAATGCAGCTGGCCCGCCAGATTGCTCTGCCCGGCCGTGGCGCACAGATCCCGATCATTGCCGGCGATCCGGAGCCCGCGTGGGTATCTGAGACCGGCGCAAAGCCCGTCAGCAATCCGACGCTGGACAAGAAGATCATGCAGGCTCATAAGCTCGCTGTGATCGTTCCCTTCTCCGATGAGTTCCGGAGAGATGCGGCGGCTCTGTACGATGCTCTGATTGCCCGTCTGCCCGGCGTGCTGTCCAAGAAGTTCGATAATACCGTATTTTTCGGCCCGACATCCGGCACTCTGGCAAACTTTGACAACCTGTCTGCGGTTACTCAGTACGCTCTGGATACCACGGGCAAGACTGCCTATGACGGGCTGGTGGCTGCCGATGTAGCGATCTCCACCCTGGGCGGCACGGTGACCGGTTACGCGATGTCCCCTCAGGGCAGAGGCGTGCTGCTGTCCGCCGTGGACGGCGATAAGAGACCGCTGTTTGTCAACTCCGCCGCCGATGGCGCACCGGATCGTCTGCTGGGTGCTCCCGTGCACTTTACCGCTGCGGCATATAAGGCCGGCGCTGCCAGCACTCCTGACATCGTCGGTTTTGCCGGTGACTGGACCAAGGCCATGTACGGCGTGGTGCAGGGTGTGAAGATCGATTACTCTGCAGATGCGACGCTGGTTAATGGCAATCAGACGATCAATCTGTTCCAGCAGAACATGTTCGCGGTCCGCGCCGAGATCGAGATCGGCTTTGTGGCTGAGACTGAATACTTCGCGGCCCTCACGAGGACTGCCGCATGATCAAAATGATCAATGCCGTCACCGGCGTGGAAATGTGGGTGGCGGAAGATCGGGTGCAGAAATATCAGGAGGCGGGTCACAAGCTCGCCTCCGATGAGAAACCCGAAAAGCCGAAGAGAACGCGGAAGAAATGAGGTGACCGCCATGTATGCGACACTGCAGGATGTCCAGGACCGGATGACGCAGATCATGTCTGACAGACAGAAGACAGTGTGCACAACATTGCTCGCGGATGCGGCTGTGATGATAGACGCCTACAATGCAGAGGCCAGCGAAGAGGCAAAGAAAGTTGTATCCTGCCGCATGGTACTCCGGGCGATCGGGGATGGCAGCACGACCGGCATCCCGGTAGGGGCATCGCAGGGATCTATGTCTGCGCTTGGCTATTCGCAGAGCTGGACAATGGGCAACGGATCCACCGGGGAGCTATACCTCACGAGAGCAGAGAAAAAGCAGCTGGGCGTGAACGGGTCCATCGGATCTTATTCGCCGGTGCAGGAGCTGACCGGAGGTGTGACACTATGACCGGTGTGCCGATCATCTTATATGACAAAGAGCAGACCGGTGTGGATGCGTTCAACCATCCGATCTATGCAGAACGGCCGGTGACGGTCGAGAACGTGCTCATCGGTGAGCCGTCCACGGAAGATGTGATCAACGATCTGCAGCTCTATGGAAAGCGGCTTGCATACACTCTGGGGATCCCGAAGGGAGATGCTCATGTGTGGACAGACCGGACTGTTGAGTTTTTTGGGCAGAAGTTCCGCACATACGGGAAGCCGACACAGGGGATTGATCACCTGATACCGCTTGACTGGAACAAGAAGGTTAAGGTGGAAGAATATGAATGATTTCAAGCTAAACCTTCCCGGGCTGAACGAGCTCATGAAGAGCGGAGAAATGCAGGCGGCGCTGCAGGCGGCCGGATCTGCCGTGGCACGAGCTGCCGGGGCTGATTACAGCGTGAGAGTGCATGAGGCATCGTGGGTCGCTATTGCCAATGTCTACCCGGCATCGAAAGAGGCTGCGGCGGACAACGCGAAAAACAACACGCTGCTGAAAGCGGTCGGCGCGGCCGGCCTGAGGATGTGACCATGATTGAACAGGTAATGATTGACTATCTGGAAAATGAGCTGGACGGGGTCCCTGTTTTTGCAGAAGTCCCGGAAGAGCACTATGAGAAGATGGTCATCGTCGACAAGACGGGATCGAGCCTGTCGAATCGGGTTTACAGCGTGACGGTCGCGGTGCAGTCCTATGCGGAATCCCTGCTGCAGGCGGCTGCACTCAATGAGATCGTCAAGTCGGCTGTGCTGCGGATGACGGCGCTGGATGTCATAAGCTCTGTACGGCTCAACTCTGATTACAATTACACGGACACGCAGTCTAAGCGGTACAGATACCAGGCTGTGTTTGTCATCACCTATTTGGAGGTGTAAACGATGAATGATGTTACCAAAGTGACCACCGGAAAGCCGAAAGTCACTGGCGCGATTTGGAGAGCCCCTTTCGGGTCCACTCTTCCGACGAACGCGACGGCGGAGCTGGATGCGGCATTCAAGTGCCTGGGCTATTGCTCCGAAGATGGTCTGACGAACAACAATTCGCCGGAGACGGAGAACATCAAGGCGTGGGGCGGCGATGTAGTACTGACCCCGCTGACCGAAAAGCTGGATACCTTTGGCTATACGCTGATTGAGGCGATCAACGTAGAAGTGCTGAAAAGCGTGTACGGCGATGCGAATGTGACCGGCGATCTGGATACCGGCATCACTGTCCGTGCGAACAGCAACGAGCAGGATGCATCGGCATATGTGATCGACCAGATCTTCAAAGGCGGGATCCTCAAGAGAATCGTCATCCCGAATGCGACGCTGTCTGAGCTGTCAGAGATCGTCTATAAGGACGATGAGGCTGTCGGCTATGGCGTAACGCTGAACGCGATGACCGGCGGCTTTGCGGACGGGGATCCAGACACTCACAAAGAGTATATCGTGAAGCCGGCATCTACGGAGGGCTGATAAATGGTGACTGGGAAGACGAAAAGCGGCTTTGCCTTTGAGGTGGATCCGGAAGTGGCCAGTGATATGGAGTTTATCGAGACCGTGGCAGACGCCATGGAAAACACCGTGAAGCTGCCGAAGATGATCACGGAGCTGCTGGGTGCAGAGCAGAAAAAAAGGCTGTACGACCATGTGCGCGGCAAAAACGGCCGCGTGAAATACGAAGACATCGACCGCGAAGTCGGTGAGATTATGGCGGCTATGAATGAGGCCACAGAAACAAAAAACTGATTAGCCTCGCCGGGATGATGGCAGCAGACAGGGACGCGCTCCTGTGCGATCTCGCGGAGACCTATCATGTGTATGATTTCAGAGCGCTCCCGGCACTGACGCTGGCGGCGCTCTGTTGCGGTTTGCGGGAGGATTCACGAATCCGGCAGAAGATGGCCGGGGTGAAGATCTCGCGCATGGAGGCGCTGATGGTCATCGCAGACAATCTGACGATCATCCGCCACGGTCTGTTTGCCAAAGAGAATGCGGCAAGACCGGCTCTGTTTGCCGACCAAATCCAGAAGGAAAAAGAAGCATTCGGGTTTAGTTCCGGTGAGGATTTCGTGAGAGCGAGAAACGATCTGGTAAAGAGGGCACAATAATGTCTGATATCGGAAAAGCATATGTTGAGATAATCCCTAAGGCCCCAGGGATCGAAGGTAAGATCGGGCAGCTCGTAGCTCCGGGAGCAAAGAGCGCCGGAGAAAAGGGTGGAGCCGAAGCCGGCGGCGGCATGGTCAACGGGATGAAAAAAGCCCTGGCAGGGCTTGCGATCGGTGGCACGATAGCGGCTGGCATTAAGGCGTCATTGGATGAGGGCGGGAAGCTGCAGCAGTCCTTTGGCGGCTTAGAGACGATTTACGGCGATGCGGCGGACGCGGCGAAGAAATACGCACGCGAAGCGCAAGCGGCTGGCATATCGACGAATAGCTATGCTGAGCAGGCCGTCAGCTTTGGTGCCTCGCTGAAACAGGCGTTCGAAGGTGATACGGCAAGAGCGGCAGAGGCGGCGAACACAGCCATCCTTGATATGGCGGATAATGCCGCGAAGATGGGCACGCCACTGGAATCCATCCAGAATGCCTATTCTGGATTTGCAAAACAAAACTATACGATGTTGGATAACCTAAAACTGGGTAAACAGTGCCAAATTGCTCAGTATAAACCATGTGAAAACGGTGAAAACCTTATGTTTGCGGCATAAGGCAATACCGTGCTAAACCTGTTGAAACCCTCTAAAATGTATGATAATATGAAATTATCAAATACGTGAAGGAGGGCATAGAAATGACTTGGATCAAAATAAAGCGCAATAATAACTACTCGGTAAACGAAAACGGAGAAGTCAGGAACGACAGAACCGGACGCATCAAAACGCCGTTTGTAAACAAGGCAAACAATTATTTAACGGTTGATTTGTACGAAGGAAATAAAAGTCAGAAAGTTCCGATTCACCGTCTCGTTGCTGAAGCGTTTATCCCGAACCCCGAAGAAAAACCCACAATAGATCACATAGATGGCAATCGGCAAAACAATGCTATATCTAATCTCAGGTGGGCGACATATTCCGAAAACAATTCAAGATTCGATACATTAGGCGTGAGAAGCGAAAGAATCAAAGTAACGCATTATGTTGAGAAAAGGAATAAGAGGGGCGGAGGACATGAGGCGTGGTTAAACGTCGATATGGTTCTGTACTTCAACCGAATCAGAGACGCCGCTGACCATTTTGGATGTAATCAGAGCAATATCACTTTGATGCTGAAAAGTGGAAGAATCGGAAGACGTGGGAAAATGCGCGGTTACAAGTTTGAATACAACAGGGAAGTGTAACGACTATCGAAACGGCAGAGAGATCTGGAACGGAGTAGAGTACACGCAAGCGCGTGGAAGTGCATGGGAGCGGAAACGCTCAAGAGATAGTCTGACCTGCGCGAATATATAAAGGCGCAGCAGTTCATAAGAGAACGGCATAAGATTAGCGACCTTATGTGAACATAATTGTATGGTGGCACTAAATCTGAGATGGAGCGACTGCTCGAAGACGCTGAAAAGCTGTCCGGGCAGGAGTACGACATCAGCAATCTGGGTGATGTGTACGATGCGATCCATGTGATCCAGCAGGACCTTGGCCTGACCGGTGTAGCTGCGGCGGAGGCATCGCAGACATTCTCGGGATCCTTCGGTGCTATGCAGGCGGCGGCGCAGAATGTTCTGGGCTCGCTGGCGATGGGGGAGAACGTGCAGGAATCAATGCAGCAGTTGCTGACATCAACGAGCACGTTTATATTCGGCAATTTTGTACCGATGATTTCGCAGGTGGCGACAACGCTGCCGGGAGCACTGGCACAGGGGATCCAGACGGCCATCCCGATGATTGCGACGCAGGGACCGGCGATGATCAACCAGCTCGTAAGCGGCGTCACATCCGGAGCGCCTGCTCTGATGACAAAGGCGGCCTGGCTGATTACGCAGGCCGGGGCTGCGATCACGGCAAACCTTCCGGCGATCCTTGACAAAGGCGTGGAGATGGTTGGGCAGATTGCAGCAGGGCTTCTGGCCGGCATCCCGTCGCTCGGAAGCGGGGCGGCGTCCATCGTTTCGACGCTGGGTGAATTCATATGGGCGAATGTGCCAGTGCTGGCACAAAAGGGCGGTGAAATGCTCGGAGCGCTGGCAGGAAACATCATAGCCAATCTGCCGCAGATCGGGGCCGCAGCCATCCAGATCGGCGGGGCGATCATGACGCAGCTCAACCGGCTGCCGTGGTTGGCCTTGGAGGCTGCCGGGCAGCTGATACGTGGCATCGTGACCGGGATCACATCCAACTGGGGATCTGTCGGCACGGCGATCACGGGAACGGTGAACACGATCATCAATGTCCTGCGGACGCTCCCGTCAAGGGCGAAAGCGATCCTTAACCAGCTGTCGACCTTTATATCGACGACCTGGACCACCATCAAGGGCAGGGCATCGTCTATGTGGCAGAGCATCAAAAACGCCATCACGGAGCCGATTGAAGCCGCGAAAAAGAAAGTGGGCAGCATTATCGACGGGATCAAGGGAATGTTCCCTCTGTCGATCGGAAAGATCTTTTCGAACATCAAGCTGCCGCACATCTCCGTAAGTGGCGGAGAGCCGCCATACGGCATTGCCGGCAAAGGATCCCTGCCCAGCTTTTCGATCGAGTGGAATGCGAAAGCCATGAACAATCCCTATATGTTCTCCGGCGCTACTCTGTTTGGAGCCGGTGAAGCAGGGGATGAGATCATGTATGGTCGGCAGAACCTCATGCGCGATATCCGCGAGGCTGCCGGCGGTGGCGGGACATACACATGGAACATACAGGTGGACGGCACGGAGAACCCGGAAGAGTTCGCCAACCGGCTCGTGCGTGAGCTGCAGCTGATAACGAGGACGGCATAATGTCAAAGAAAACGAACAAGCCGAAAACGAAAGCCCCTACCGGGTTGACGATAGCCAGACAGGGAGACAGCTATGTTTTTTCCTGGAAGATCGGGGACGCCAACTATGGGGACGGCCAGAGCCTGGAATGGCGCGTGAACGACGGCCCGTGGAACGCGGTCAAGATAGGCAAGGCTGTAACCAGCAAGGCTGTCACGATCAAGAAAAGCGACTATAACCCCACCGGGAAGACGATCATGTCGAGCGTATCTTTCCGTGTCAAGGGTAATAGGAGCACATACACGAAGGGATCCGGCAAGAAGAAAAAGACATACAGGCCGACGGTATCCGATTGGGCCACGAAGACGGAAAAGATCTTAGTGCCGGATGTGAGCAACGTGGTGGCGGAGCTGTCCGACACCATGGACAATGTCACGACATTTACATGGACCTGTCCGGATCCAAGCGAGGGAGCAAAGATCTTTGCGCGGGTTGAATACCAGACAATGCTCATCCATGACTGCAATGTAAAGGATGGCGCGAAGCTCGCATGGGCATCCACGCAGAGGGGCTGGGCAACCGGCACGAGTGCCGCCGCGTACAGTTACGAGGTGACGGAAGACACATCCCTCATACAGCAGAATGTCCTTGCGTGGACGCGCTGGGTGCGGATCCGCGCTGTCGGCCCTGCAGGAGCCTCCGCGTGGCGCTATGCGTCGCACATCTATTGCACGCCATATCAGGCAGAGATCCTGGACGCGAGCGCGAAAGCGATGGGCAACAATGTTTTGTCTGTCGCGGTGAAGTGGAGAGCACAGGCCACGACCGCGCGACCGATCGACACAACGACGGTGCAGTACGCGATCCCCACGCCGGACGCGGGGATGATGTGCCCGGCCGGTGCGAGCTGGACGGATGTAGCTGTCTCCCGGGACACCTCTGGCACGGATTATGCCGGATGGCAGATCGGTGACGCGATCCCGCAGGACAAGGCTGTGTTCGTGCGCGTAAACACGCAGCATGACCGGAATGTCAAATACGGCAATCCGAAGATGGTATATGCAGGCGCGCTTCCGGCGCCGTCCAATCTGAGCGTGACGGCAGACCAGACCACGCACAGGGCAACGATCACGGCGACGAACAATTCGACAATCGCGGACTCTTTCCTCGTGGTGCATTTTGAATATGTCGAAAGCGCCTCAAAAGGCTCTGTGACATTCCCCATCGCGGTCATCCCGAAGGGATCCACACAGGTGACGGTACAGTGCCCGAATTGGAGCAGCTTTGTGAGCTTTTCGTTCGTGGTGCAGGCCATGGTCGGACAGTGGCGGCAGGCGAACGCGCCAAACCACAGCGCGGTCATCGTATGGAATACTGCCATGCGGTCCGATGTCATCCGGCAGGGCGGCGTCGTCCCGAAAGCACCCACCATCAGCCTGGCACAGACGGACATCCCCGGCACGGTGATGGTAAACATCGGATGGGAGTGGGATGCTGCCAATGCGTGCGAGATCTCGTGGGCAGAGCATCCTGATGCGTGGGAATCTACGGATCAGCCGCAGACATACAGGATCGAGAACCAGGCACCGCCGGCGTGGCGGATATCCGGCCTGTCGATGGGCATGACATGGTATATCCGCTGTCGTTTGATCATGATATCGGGGGACGATGAGACCCTGGGTGAATACTCGGAAACTAAGTCGATCAACCTTGCCTCTGCCCCGCTCAAACCGACGCTGGCGCTCTCTGCCGGCACGATCATCGCGGACAGCTCGCTGAAAGCCGTATGGTCGTATGCCACGACAGACGGCACGGAGCAGGCGCTCGCAGAAGTGGCAGAGGCGGTGGATGGCGCGAATCCCCGGCTGATAACGACGGTATCCTCCGGGCAGAGCGCGGTAATCACGGCAAGACAGGCACAGTGGGCGGTCGGCACGACGCACAGGATCATCGTTAGAGTGACGTCCGGCTCCGGGCTGCGGTCTGAGTGGTCGGATCCGGTAGCCGTCAGTGTAGCAATGCCCCTTGTGGCAGCCATCACGCAGACATCGCTGGTGGCGGAGACGGTCACGGTTGACGGCGTGGCGCGGCATGTGAACTCTCTCAAAGAGTTCCCATTGTCGATCATTGCGACGGGTGCCGGCGCCGGCGGGCTGACCACGGTGATCATCGAGCGGGCAGAGACCTATCATGTGGACCGGCCGGACGAAACGGATTACAACGGTTTTGAGGGCGAAACGGTCTGCATCATGTCCCATCTGGGCGAAGGATCATTTACCATCGAGCAGGACGACTTGATCGGCATCCTGGACGATGGTGCCAAATACCGGATCATCGCCACGGTGCAGGATGGCCTGGGGCAGAGTGATGAGGCGTCCCTTGATTTTGAGGTGCACTGGACGCATCAAGCGCTCATGCCGCTTGCGTCCATCCGCTCTGACCGCACAGCGCTCGTGACCTTTATCACTCCGATTGCTCCTGCGGGAGCAGCTGCAGGGGACACCTGTGATATTTACCGGCTGTCTGTGGATAAGCCGGAGCTGATTTACCGCGGTGCACAATTCGGGACAACCTATGTGGATCCCTTCCCGACCATCGGCGAATACGGTGGACACCGCATCGTGTTCCGCACTGCGAATGGGGATTACGTCACGGCCGAAAACGAGCTCGCATGGATTGATACGGACGAATTCGACGGAGACCTGATTGAGACCGGGGCGAATGTGATCAACTTCGGTGCGGGCAGAGTAGAGCTCGAATACAATGTGGATATCTCGAATTCCTGGAAAAAGGACTTTGAGGAAACTGCATACCTGGGCGGCAGCATACAGGGCGACTGGAATCCTGCTGTCTCCCGAACGGGAACGGTGAGCGGCGTGGCCGTCTCAACCTCCGAGCAGGACACAATCCGCGCCATGAGACGGCTGGCAACGCACGCCGGCATCTGCCATGTGCGCACGAAGGATGGATCATCCTATCCGGCAGATGTGCAGGTGTCTGAATCCTACAAGGTAAACGAGGGGCATAAGATGGCGGCCTTTAACCTCAAGATCACTCGCGTGGATCAGGAGGATCAGGATGGCATGACCTATGCCGAATGGGCGGAGACGCAGGGAGGAACGGCATGAGATGGGACAAAGGCTATTCCGCGGCGTATTACATGACGATCGTGGATCCTGTCACCTGGCGGGATGTGGCTCGGATCCGGATCACGGACGGGCAGATCTCCCGCACGGATGAAGGGCTGCGGCAGTCGGCGGACATCGAATGTCATAACTATCGGCAGGGCATCGAGCAGTGGATCCGGGTTTATCTGGACACAAAGCAGGAAGGTGACAGCGCCCACGAAGCGCTGTTTACCGGCCTTGCCACCTCTCCCGAAGCGGACATCAAGGGCGCCTATGAAGTGAACCGGGTGACCTGCTATAGCGTGCTCAAGCCGGCAGAGGATGTGTATCTCCCGCGTGGGTGGTATGCGCCGGCAGGCGCTGACGGGGCGACGATGGTCAAAGAGATGCTGCATGTCTGCCCGGCCCCTGTGGTGGTGGCAGACGGGTCTCCGGCCATCGACGACAACATCATCGCAGAAGACCAGGAGACGCGCCTTACGATGGCGGATAAGATCCTGCAGGCGATCAACTGGCGGATGCGCATCGACGGAGACGGGACGGTGAACATTGAACCCTATCCGATTGACGCGGCGGTTATATTTGACCCGCTGGAAAACGATGTGATTGAAACGGAGATCAAGGTCACGGCGGACTGGTACTCCTGCCCGAATGTGTTCCAGGCGATCTCCGGCACGCAGTCGGCGACGGTGAGAGATGAGGATATAAACAGTCCGCTGTCCATCCATAACCGTGGCCGCGAGGTGTGGGCCCGCGAAACGAACGCGAAGCTGTCGAACGCAGAGAGCATCGGGGAGTATGCCGAACGGCGGCTGAATGAGCTGCAGAGGGTGCAGCAGACGGCTGAATATGACAGGCGGTATATCCCAGGGATTTATCCGGGAGACATCGTACAGCTGCATTACGCGGTGCTGTCCGGCTTTTTCACGGTGCAGAGCCAGACAATCGAGCTGGGGCACGCTGCGAGGACATCTGAGCGGATCATGGCGGAGGTGAGCGCATGAATAACACATCAAGCATCGTCCGGACGCTGAAAGAGTCGATAGAAAAGGGCTCTGAGAAGAAGACCGGCGGTTATGACACAATCGCGACCGTGAGCTATATCGAAGATGGTGTGGCGTGGGTGCGGATCCCAGGCGGGGACGACGACACACCTGTCTCTATGACAATGGCGGCAAAAGCCGGTGATCGTGTGCAGGTGCGCGTGGCAAACGGCGGAGCATTTATGATCGGTAATGCCACGAGCCCGCCGACGGATGACAGCACGGCGCTGATGGCTGCCCAGGCTGCGGCGAAGGCCGGTGTAGCTGCCAGGAACGCCCAGAGCAGCGCGAACACTGCGGACGCCCGTGCGGCGGATGCTCTGGTTCTGGCGAATGGGAAAAACAAGATCTATTACCGGTCAACGGCCCCGAACACGGATCTTACGACGGGTGATCTGTGGTTTAACACATCAGAGGGCAATGCAATCTATGAGTACACCGGGACGCAGTGGCAGCTCCGGCAGCTCGCGCAGGGCGCTCTCGCAGCAAAATCAGTGACAGCAGATGAGATTTATGTAAACAGTCTGTCAGCAATCAGCGCAAACATCGGAACGATCACGGCGGGAGTGCTGAAATCTAGTGATTATCGATATACATCAGGCAATTATTCCGCCTCAGGCATGATCGTGGATCTGAACAACAAGATCATCCGGACGCCGAAGACAGCCATCCTCGCGGATGGCACGATTTACAGTACGGCTGTCAACCTGACCGGCTATGTCAATGCCACGAGCGGCAAAATCGGCCCGTGGAGCATATCCGACACCAGTATATACTATAATGACGCAACGACAGGCAGGGTGGCAAGTTTTTCACCCGGTTCTGTAATGGGTGGCATAAACAATCAAAGGTACTCACTCGATGCGGCAGGTGTTCTTGAGTTAAACGGAAGCGGTGGGACTTATCCGTCAGTAACTTTAACTGACCTATCAACAGATTTACGCGGGGAGATGTATGTCGGTTCGCTATATCTCAATAGCAAGGAGACATTAAGCGTATCCGGCTCCAAGCTTTATGTTGGCGGGAACGATTTCACTGGCGTGTACATTATGGGAGGCAACACATTTGTTAACTCGAATGGCGAACTCAATACTCTGCGTCTCTATGTGAATCAGAAACTTGCTATGCAGGCTGGAGATACCTGGCTCCGCATCAACGACACAGGGGAGAATACGAGTGGCGTGTATTTTGGTTCATCTTTTGTGCGAACAGATGGCGATGCGAGAATCGGTTCTGGCGCTGCAGATACATTGTTTACTGACTTGAACAAAGGCGCTGTTGCCGTCAGATATGGTTCGTATAATGCCCTGCAAATCATAGCAGATGCCGCAGGAACAGCACGAATCTGGCGAAGAACAGCGAATAACACATCCTTTAACCTGATTTCTTGTGCCAATAATAGTGGAGAGGTAACGACAGGCGGCACAAAGTGGATATTCCCAATCCGTACCGATTTTACGTCCGACCTGTACTTTACCGACTACTCGGACACGCTCCGCAAGCCAGTGGCATCTACAAGTGCTGACGGAGGAAGAGTGGCATATTTGCAGATGACTTCCAATACGCAAGCTAGAATTGGTGGTCAGAACGGCACGGCCGGGAGCGCGATAGCAAACAGGACATGGACGGTATCGTCATCTGACATCCGTCTGAAAGAGCATATCGAAGACACGAAGGTGACTGCGCTAGACACGCTCAACGCCATCCGTCTCCGGGAGTTTGACTGGAAATCTGACCATGACCACTGGCAGATAGGAATGATCGCCGATGAGGTGGAAAAGATTGACCCGAAGCTGGCAACAGGTGGTGGATACAATGAAGACGGAAGCATGAACATCAAGAGCATCGACACGTTTTATCTCACAGGCTATCTGGTAAAGGCTATACAAGAGCTGTCGGCACAGATCAAAGCACTCAAGGAAGGAAAAGCGGCATGAAGAACATTGAAATCTGCGGAATCGTAACTGCGTACACGAGCGGGAAGAGCACCATGAAGCTGCCGGCGGCGGTGGCATGGAAGCGCCGGGTCAACATGAGCAGGCTGATGGATGCGAAAAAGATCATCGATGAGGCTCTGCAGGAGATCGGCAAGCAGTACGCAGACGATGAGCACAGCACGGAGAAGGACGGGCAGAGAACCGTGAAGCCGGAGTACCTGCCAGAATACCTCAAGGCCCAGGCGGAGATCATGGAGCAGGAAACCGATGTAGCTGTCCAGACGATCCGGATCGAGGACGTCGGGGACATCACCCTGTCAGACGATGACATGAACACGTTGGCATTTATGATCGCGGAGTAAAGGAGAAAAAGCAATGGATCTGTTGAAAGAGCTGCACTTTAACGGATGGTGGATCGTGGCCCTGCCGACTATGTTGATGGGTCTGGACATCATGACCGGCCTGATTTATGCGTGGACCTCAAAAACCTTTGAGAGCTCAAAGATGCGCACGGGGCTGGGGAAAAAGTTCGGAGAGATGGCATACATCGTGATCGGGATCGCGGCCACTGTGGCCATGGATCTGCCGCAGTACATTCTTTGTGGGATCGCGGCGTATATCATATTTATGGAGCTGCTGTCGATTATGGAGAACTGCGACAAGCTGGGGGCTCCCGTGCCGAAATTTGTCAAGACCGCATTTGCCACGGCAGAGACAGCCTTGCAGAGTGACAGCTATGCAGAGCTTATGGCTAAGCTGTCGAAGATGGACAAAGCCCAGCTGGAAGAGGTGAAAAAGCTGCTCAGTGAGCATAAGGAGGTATAACCATGTTGCAGACGCGGAACTATGTGCTGCCGCTGGACCCGGACAATAACCCCGGATGGGTGATGCTGGCACAGAACGAGGACGGGCGGGATCTCGTTTTCACGCTCTCAGGCAATGGCACGGTGAACATCCCAGAAGGATCCACCGCGGTGATCTCCGGCAAAAAGCCGGACGGGACTGTATACACGGCCACCTGCGCCTATGCGGACATGAAAGTGACCGTGCCGGAGACCCTGCAGATGACTGCAGTCCCTGGTGAGTGGCAGGCTGTTATCCGGATCCTGTACAACGGGGAGACGATCGCATCTGCACGGATCCGCTTTTCCGTTGACGCAGATCCGACCGGCGGAGATCTGCCCTCTGACAGCCAGCTCGACGGGGCTGTGGCAGAGGCTAAGTATTACGCCGAGACTGCCCGCTCTGCCGCCTATGGCTCTCCCCTCACTGCCGCGACTGCTGCCGACATGATCGACACGACCCGGGTCTATGTGTACACGGGC